CGGATGCATTACAACACGTACGGCATCGACCGGGCCGACCGGATCTACTGGGGCACGCGCACGCTGGACATCCTGGACATCGAGGACCAACGGGGCGACCGGCGCTGGCTCATCGCTTACTGCAAGGAATTCGTGAAGTAATGGCGACCGTCGAAACAGAAGTTTATGACATCCTGCGGGCCACGAGTGGAGTTACATCCCACTGCCCGGCGACGCGCATCAAGACGCCCGGCGCACACCAGAACCTCGCATTGCCGTACATTGTTCATTTCCCGGTAGCGGAACGGCCCACGCGCACGCATGGCGGGCTGGCGGCCCTCCGCATCTGGGACAGCTATCAAGTTTCCGTGTTCTCCGCTGATTACGCGACAGGCCGCGCGCTGGCCGATGCCGTGCGCTTGGCGATGGATGGCGTTACGTCTACCGGAGTACACATTCAGTTCAGGGGCATGCTGCATCTATTCGAGGATGAAACACAAGTCAGTCATTTCGTCCTCGATTTCTTCATTGCGGAAGCCCTTTAAGAGATTCGGGACTGTCGGGAGATAGACCCGTGGGGCCGGTATCCCCGGCCCATCATTCTACAGCAAGACTACCGCCGGGAGGCGGAAGGAGGATCACATGGCACAGAGTGGCATGTTGGGATCGGGCGTGAAGGTCGGCTATTCGGCCGCCTCCCCCGTTTCCTGGGTTGGAATCGGGCAAATCCTGGAAGCTGATATTCCGGGGCTTGAGCCCGACGAGGTAGAAACCACGGTTCACGGTACGTCGAACTTTCGGCGTTACGCCCCTGGATTGATCGACGTTACGGAACTTCGGCTCGTCCTACTGGCCGACCTGGACGAAGGCACGGCAGCCGATCAGGACGCCCTCTTCGACTATCAGGCAGCCAGGACCACGATCTGGTGGCGCGTCGAAATCCCGGTTGACCGGACCCGGAGTAAATGTACCGCCCTGGAATTTCAGGGATGGGTGAAGAACTGGATGCCTCGGGCGCCGCTCGATGACCGGCAGGAGCTTGAAGTCACCGTCCGGTTTGACGGTACGAGCTTCACGAAGTATGAAGCCGGCGCGACGGCAATCACATAACATCATGATGCACGCAAGACCCCCTCTCGTTATTCGCCTCTTGGACGGGAAAGAATATGAGTTCTTTCTCGTCCACAGGCAAGTCGTCAAGTCCATCAACCACATTGGCCTAAATGCGGGCAAGGTCGATCTAAAAATGATAGACCTTCTCGGGAGAATGTTCTACGATTCATGCCTCAATCTAGATGGAATGGAGTATGAGGAGTTTTCTAATCAACTCCCGGGGGATTTTGAAAAGATTTCAGAACTCTACAACGCGCTGAAAGAACATTCAAACGCTGGCATCGAAATTGTTAGCCGCCCTATCCTGGCCAGTCCGGAACAACCGACTGGCTAGAGCTATGGGCGGTCTCGAAAATCCACCTTGGTTTGACGTTTGAGGAGTTCTGGGACATAGCACCCCATGAGCTTCATGCGCTCATCAAGTGCTGGCAACAACGCGAGGACATGCTGAACTATCGGGCTGGCCTCGCGGCCTCGGCTATCCACAACGTCAACCGGGGGAAGAAGCGGCAGAAAATGATTCAACCGCTCGATTTCTTCGGGCGTAAGCGCAGGACTGCGCAAGGCACGGAGGAAATCTCCGCCTCGTTAAATCTTCTCTATTCGTCTTGCAAGTTGAACAGCAAATAAATGGCACGCAAAATCGCATCCTTCAGTATTCGGGGCATCAAGGAACTAACCGATCAATTGAAGGAGTTGGACAAGGCGGTCGTTGGGCCGCTCATCTATGACGTGCTCGGCGATGCTACGGGTATCTGGCGACGGCGGTTCGTCCAGGAGGCGACGAGTAAACGCTGGCCGAAGCGGGCGATTGCATCGGCGTTCACGTATTCCAAACCCGACCCACGGGAGCGGACCCGCAAGCGTGCAACGGCACTCTTCGGCATTCGGAAGCGCGGACGGAATAAGGATGCCCCAGGTTATGTCGAATGGGCCGGCGGCACTCTCGGTATGTCACTGGCCACGATGTTTGAACTCGGGACTTCGAAAATGTCAGCCCGCCCGGCCTTCCGGCCCTCCGTCTACGCCAGCCGTGAGGCGATGAAAGACAAGATCGAGGACGGCGTGTGGGCCATCCTTGAACAGGTCGCCGGGAAGAAGCGGCCAGTGAGCCAGCAAATGCCGGATATCGGCGGGGAGTTTGATTGATGGCTACCCTTTCTGAAATGTTGGTGAAGCTCGGGCTGGACGCCGGGAGTTTTTCCGGCGGCCTGGATACGGCACAGAGCAAGTTGGATTCCTTCGGCTCCTCTGCCCTCAAGGTTGGCGGCGTACTCTCTGCCGCCGTTACCGTCCCACTGACCGCCCTGGGAATGGGGGCCGTTTCCGCCGCGATGGACCTGGAGGCACTCCGTAACGGACTCATCGCCATCACCGGTAGCGCGGAGGAGGCAGACCGGCAACTCACGAACTTAAAAGAAGTTGCTAAATTGCCTGGCCTTGGCTTTGAGGAGGCAGTGCGGGGCGCGATCAATCTTCAGGCGGTCGGGTTCACTGCGGACGGAGCCGCGACCATCCTGACAGTGTTCGGGAACGCGCTGGCGACGGTCGGACGCGGGCGGGAGGACCTGAACGAAGTTATCCGGCAACTCGGGCAACTCGCCAGCCGCGGCAAGGTCACCGCCGACAACTTGAAACCGCTCATCGAGCGGGTTCCGCAGTTGGCGACGGTGATGAAGCAGCTATGGGGAACCATCGACACGGAAGCATTACAAAAGAAGGGAGTCGATTCCCAGACATTTATCACGATGGTCATGGAGGAGTTGGGGAAACTCCCGCCCGTCGTTGGAGGCTTGAAAAACGATTTTGAAAATATGAGCGACACCTGGCGCTTTGCGCTGGGGGAAATCGGCGCGGCGATGGCGCCGCTGGTGACAAGTTTTGTAACTGTCGCGATCCCGGCAATTGAGGCCGTTTCCAGCGCATTCAGTTCGCTCGATCCGACCATGCAAACGGTCGTTATCGTTATAGCCGGCTTGGCCGCGGCCATCGGCCCAATACTCCTACTCTTCGGGGGGATGGCGATGGGTATTTCCGCCATCGCCGGGGCTGCTGGAATTCTCACACCGGCCCTTGGGTTGATAGCTCCAATTCTCGCCGGCATTGCTGCGGCATGGGCCCTATGGGAGTTTAGTAAATGGTTGGCCGAATCTTCCATTGTCCAGTCTACGCTCGCTTTCCTGGTTGAAGGGCTTTCATCCTTCTGGGATGCCACTGTATCTCTTGGGGCTGCGTTGCTCCCGCTCGTGGAGATCGTCGGCGAATTCGCCCTTGGACTGCTTAAAATTGTTGCGGCCATTGTCGGAACTGGGTTAGTCGTCGCAGTCAACTTGCTCGGCGGCGGCTTTAATGCCCTGGCCGCTGTAATAAAGAACATCCTGACTCCAGTTATCGAATTCCTGGCCGGAGGGCTGGGGAAACTCTGGGAATGGGTATTAAAAATCCCAGGAGCGTCAAAAATATTCGGCGATCTTGGCGGGTCCGCCGATGACCTGAAGAAAGATTTCGAGAAACTGACGAAGGGCACGGATAAACAGGCTGACTCCTCGAAGGATTTGACAAAGAAGTTCGATGATCTCTTCAAGGATGGTATCAAGCCGAACATCAAGGGTACTAAAGATTACGAAAAGGAACTGAAGGATTGGAAGACGGCCGCCGACAAAGCATCAAAAGCCGCTGGCGAGCATTGGGCGGAACTCCATAAGGTCCGCGAAGCATTGCGCGACGCCGAGGAGCAGACGGAGCTGTTTAATAGGGGCCTTATCCGCGTCGGCAACGAGACCGTCGATTACATCGATGAAGCATACCGCCTGCGCGACAGCATCGCCTCGATCGAAAACGCCGCGCGGAACGTGAAGGACATGATGCCGCCATTCTCGACGGCCATCAATGACGCCATCGGCCTGTCCACCCCGCAAGTGAACAAGCTGGGCGATGCGATGAAGACGCTCGGGCTGGATTCCATCGCCGCGAAACAAACAATCGCAGCGGAGATGGCGGCGGCGCGGGATGAAGTGCTTGGCAGTAGCGTTGCGACTGACTTTGAGAAACAGACGGCGATTTATAAGGCGCTCCAGGCGCAAATCGAAGCGGCGAAAGCGGCGGGGATAGCGATTCCAGCGGAACAAATCACGCTGCTGAATAAGCTGGAAACAGACCTGAAACTCAACCTTCCCACCAAGCTGGAAACTCCCTGGAAGAACTCGATGACTCAGGTTTCGACCTCAGTTACGAATGCCGCGCAGAGTATAGCCGGGATTCTGCTCGGAACTGAAAAAGGATCGATCACCGACGCCCTGAAGACACTCGGCACATCAGTTCTGTCATCGTTCACCGAACCCGCGTTGGGCTATTTGAACGATTTCATTGAGAAGGGCATCAAAAAGCTGATTGGATGGCTCACTGGGAAAGGGGGGATAACGGAAGGCCTGAAGTCGGTTGGGGAAACCTTCAAGTCAGTTCTGGGCATCGGCGGTGGAGCGGCTGGCGGCGCGGCGGAAACCGTAGCTGGCGGCGGCGGCGGGGGCGGCGGCGGAGGCGGCGGCGGTGGTGGTGGAAACAGTATCGCCGCTTGGATCTCTGCCGTGACTGATGTTATTGGCGTCTTCCAGCGAGGGCGGCAGGAGAACACGCTCAACGCCATTGAAGAGAGCACCCGCTATAGCAAGATTCACCTTGAAAGCCTGCTCGACGTGGCGTGGGTTATCCATGACTGGCTTGCGATCATTCGGACCGATCTATGGGAAGGCGTTCATACCCGGCTGGAAGAAATCCGCGATCACCTGAACCGGATCGAGCTATTCTCCATCCCGGACCTCACCAGCCTGATTCGTGATTCCGTCGTCCCGCCGCTGAACATGATGGCGACGGCCGGCGGGCCGGTCGTCAATGTGTACGTCACCCTCGATGGCAAACAACTCACAGCGACAGTCGCTACGGAGATCGTTGATACGCTCCGTTCCGGCGGCCAGCAGCTCTAGAATCCCATGGCCTTCACAGCATACGTCTCCGGCATTGATCGGACGATAGTCTTTCAGTCCGTCTCCGTGTCCCGGCGCCTGAACGGGCGTGCGACCGGCTCGTGCATCGTTCAGTCGCCCGAATCGCCCGGGTGGGTGCCTGAGCCCGGCGAGGAAGTTGTCATCTACCGGGACGCCGTGAAGATGTTCGGCGGGGTGATCGAGGCGGTTGGCGGGTCATTCATCGACTACCCCACCCAGGCGTACCCGCGATTCAACTGCCGCCTTATCGATTATTCGTGGATACTCGACAAGCGCCGGCTCGCCGGACGGTTCTACACTGCTGGCCTCTCACTCAATCAAGTTGTCTTTGATGTTTGGCTTGATTTTCTCGACGCTGAAGAGCTTCCGTGGAACACTAACTATGTTGACCAGACGGCGGTCCTCACCGCGGACATCGAATCAAACACGTATGAGACGATCGCGCAATTCTTCACCCGCCTTGCGAACCTGACCGGCCGCCAATGGTGGGTGGACTTCGAGAAGTACGTCCACTTCGCTCAGTACATTCCGGCGAGCGCGGCAGCCGCGCCCATCAACATCGCCTACAACCTCGACACGGCCCGCAATATTTCCATCTCATCTTCCCGCACCCAGTACCGGAACCGCCAATGGGTCCGTGCCGGCGTCGATGTCGTCAATAGTTTCACGGACACATTCACCGCAACCGCCTCTCAATCCCTGTTCGTCACGACCTATCGCATGGACGCCATTGTGTCCATCACGGTCGATGGGGCGCCCGCCACATTCTCAACGATCATCGGCCTTGAAGACTTCCAGTATA